CCAACCTGACCCGTTCCGGCCGATCCGGTAGCGGAGACGTTGGCCGTTCCCGTCGCCGTAACAGATCCGGATTGTCCCGTTGCGGACAGGCCTGTGACGGGAACATTTGCCTTGGCAGAGACGGCAGCAGTGCCAACAACTCCGGTGCCCGCAAGGCCCGTAATAGAGACATTGGCAATGCCTATTACGGTGACAGTTCCCACCTGTCCCGTAGCGGACAAACCCGTTGGATAGACATTGGCCTTGGCGGATACCGTAACGGTTCCGCACTGCCCCGTAGCGAAAAGCCCGGTGACGGAAACATTGGCCTTGGCTGAGACCGTAACTGTCCCAACCGACCCTGTAGCCACGGCAACCGTAACCGAGCCCTCGCCGAATGGGAGACTTCCCCATCCGGCCGAGCGGTTCCAACCCTCAAAGGCTACAGTGTCATTGGCCACGGAACACTATCAAGCGATACGGATGATCGCGTTGGCGGCGTCCGCCGTCGGGAAGATGACCGTGAAGTCACCGGCCGAAGCCGTCTTATCCGAACCGAAGTCCAGAACGACAACCGACGGGTTTGTGTAGGTGTGCGCCGGGGTAGTGTTATAGATCAACGCACCACGGGCCGTGAACGAAGCGGTTGCCCAGACCTCGTCAGCAAAATCCGTGAAGGCCGTCGTGCCGGAGCTCGTCGGGTTCACGTTGCTGAGCGCCTGACCACCGGCGACATACGCCGTACCCGTGGTGTTGGTCGTCTCACCAGAGGTCGTATACGCAGTGGTCGAGGCGTCGAGGGTGGCCGAGTTGGTGTACAGGGCCATGTAGAAAATGTCGCCGCCAGAGGAGCGGAAATCGTGAGCGCCTTCCAGCAACTGCTGCTTGAAAGACGTACACATGAAGTTGCCAGTAAAAGCCATGTCACGGCCTCCTAAGCAGTTCGGCGAGTTTTGGCTGACCCGCTTCAGTTACAAGGTGATGAACGGTCGTTCGATCCGACTGAATCGCCCGTTGCATATAGAGTAGAATAACGTGTTCTACCTTATCGCGAAAGGCCACAGCCTGTTCCCGGATCGCCGGGTGCGCACTTTCAGATATCTGAACAATGCGGTCAGCAGCGAGCTTAGCCCAGAACTCCGGGGGATGCCCACCATTTGAAGTCGTAGCAACGTCAACCTTCATAACTGAGGTGACGTTGGGTTCAGTCCAAGCCATCAGGTCGCTCTCACTCTGATCAGTCCGTCACGGTAGGCGTCGGTGTTTTCACGCCCTTCGCCGAAGTTCTTCAGGCGCCCGATAGCCTCAGTGTAACGCTGGTTGTAGACATTGAGGATGTCGGCCTCACCCTTCATAAAGGTGTAGGCTTCGAACAGTGTCGCGTAAAGAAGAGCTTCTTCAGCATTGTCCCCAAGCCAAGAGGTGCCGCTCTGAATGATGGAGAGCGGCTTATAGTAATAGTGCAACTCGACCGAGTAGGCGGCTGCAGGAGTAGGGGACAGAAGAAAATTGTTCACGTCGAACAGGGCGTAATACTTCGGAACACCCTGCGTTCCCGTTGGGTTGTACTCCTGCAGATACTCAACGTCCTTATTGAGAAGGAACTGCTTCGAGCCACCTGAAGTGACAGACAGGGAGAACGGCGAAAGGAAGTCTGACGGCACCGCCAGGTATTGATTGCCCGCCGTGGTCACGCCGCTCTGATTCTTACGGAAGACGTCCAGATCGACAGAGAACAGGATCCGCTCTTCCGCGTTCTGGATGAACTGGTTGATGTTCGCGTTGAACGTCGTTTCGTCGTTCTGGGTCCAGTCCTTCACAGCCTGAACGAGAGTGGCATATGTCCAAGCCATCAGGTCGTCACCCTCACAATGCCAACCTGCGTGATGCCCTGGATCAGGTCATTCTGCAGGAATGGGAAGATCGATGTTCCAACCGGCACATCCATTGGTTCGATGCGGTCCGGGCGGGGCTCATATAGCGCCTGCGGCTCGGGCGGCGGATAGGTTGGATCAAGCTGCGGGTGCTTTGGTTCCCAGCATTCGATGCACGTCCTAAACCCCGTCCACTCCTTGCGAAGCGTCGTATAGGGATACATCATTCCGCAGCGGTCGCATATAGCCTCGGAGTATGCACCGTTTGCATAACGAGCCATTAGACCACCCGATAGAAGTCTCGAACAGGGGTAAGCTGTAGCGGGGCGCGGTCACGATCTTCCTGCGCCGCTCGCTCAAACTCCTCGTCGTAGACAGCCTTCAAAAGAGCGACCCGGTCTGGGGCTTTCTTCATGGCGATGTAGTAGGCGAGGCCGGCCGCGAGGCATGGGTAGAAGCGGAAAGGAATCTGCAGGGTGTTCACACCTGCGCCCGCATCGTCCATCCGGACAAGCTTGTCGATGATGAGGTAGTAGGTCTGATCCGGGGCCGGCCACACCGTGACCTGTGGGGAGATCTGACGCTCGACCACGAACTGTACAGGTCGCGCCTGTGTCAGCTTGTTGGGGATGTTTAGGTACTGGTCCCGGCTGATGCGGTCGATGGTCAGGTCGGTCTGGTTCTGATTACCGATATTCTGGTCCATGCGGATCGCCGCGGACAAGATGTCGATTGTGGTTGCCCCGAGAGCGTAGGTCGTTGTCCCTGCAGACAGGGTGATCGACGTGCGCTCAATGGTCCACTGGTTCAAGCCGCGGTTGGCCCACTCGGCAAGAAGCAGGTTCAAGCTACGACGAGCCGTGCGCTGGTCGTAACCAGTACGGATCTCAATGCCGCAGCGCTCGAAGGCTTCTTCGATGTATTCCGCTACGTCGAGCTCAAACGTCTTCGTGCCGGAGACAGCCATTACTTACCGTACCGTGCTTTGTAGAGCATGTCAGAGGCCTCTTTAGAAGAGACCGGGAGGGCAGTGAGGTCGCTCTTGAGCTGGCCCTTCGAGACAATACCACCCATCGCCATCTTCTTCGGCTTTGACATGCCGGCTTCAGAAAGCGCAATAGCAATCGCCTGCTTGGGCGACTTCACAACGGGACCCTTCTTACCGGAATGAAGCTTACCGGCTTTGAACTCCCGCATAACAGTGCCCACTTTTTTCTGGGCTTTCGTCATCTTGGCCATATCAGAGCCCCTTCTTCCTAAACGGTTTGACCTTCTTGGCTACGGACTGCGGCTGCTTCACGAACTGTTTACCAGAAGCCTTACCGGCCCGCTTGGCTTTTGTTGTGGCCGCGTATTCTTGGGGAGACAAGGACTTGATCGCGGCCTCGGGAAGGTACCTCTCGCCGGTCACGCTGGAAGGTTTGCCGGATTTAGTCCGCCACTTCTGCGCTGTCCAAGCCTTGAGGGACTTCTGGGGCTTCTTCATTTGTCTTTATATCCACCGCCCTTGGCTTTGTATTCCTTCGCCAAGAGCTGGGCCTTCCTGGCCGACCATTGGCCTGCGGCAGTCCCTTGAACCGCCGAGGCCTTGATCTTTTCAAACAGGGCTTTGCGCATGCCGGGCTTCGTATAGTTGCCCGCTGCGTTCACCTTGCTTTTAGGCTTGGAAGGTTTTTTCACTTACCGACCTTCTTCATGCCCATAGCCATCTTTTTGCGCGGCGAGATCATCATGCCGCCCTTGGCCATCTTCTTAACGGCGCCACCTTTGGCCATCTTCTTGACCATGCCGCCCTTAGCCATTTTCTTCGAACCACAACCAGCCATGACAGCCTCCTATCAGCAAATCTTGCAGGGCTTTGAGCGGGCCTTGCCGTAACCGCGAACCTTCACGAGACCGCCCTTGGCGTACTTCTTGACCATGCCGCCCTTGGCCATGCCTTCGTCCTCAATCATGCGCTTGAGCGCATCACGATCAGACATACTAGGACCACCCTGCGGAGAAGATGGAGACATGCTCTTAGGGGCGTCCTCATACATAGGTTCACGGAGGTTCTTGGGAACGTCCTCATACATAGGTTCACGGAGGTTCTTGGGAACGTCTTCATACATATGTTCGCGGAAGCGCTTGCGCAAACCTTCTGGAACAACCGAAAACTTTTCGCTAGGTTTCATGCCGGGCATCTTACTTCCCCTTCTTCTTTCCAAGGATGATCATGATGCCGATGCCGGCCTTCGGAGCCTTGGCCATGCCACCTTTAGCCATTTTGGGCTTCAAGCCAGCGGCCTTCATCTTCTTGGCGTAGTCGGCTTTTGCCGCAGCCGGGCTAGGGCCTCTGCCTACGATGTCTTCCGTGGATCCCCACGTCTTCTTGTCAACGGAGCCGCC